CAGCCTGTGGGGTAATATCCATCCCAGCTGATGTAAGTTCAGTACCTTTTTCTCTAAATAATTCTCCAGTAGTTGGTATATATTTTCTTACTTTAGCAGCATGAGGAAATCCTTTTAGTAGTATTTCATCAGGAAATACATCATCAATAGAATCTAATATATTATCAATTTCAAAATCACTCTTTAAGACTTCTTTCAAAGGTGTTGTTACAATCATCTGTGCGGTAACATTGGTAGTCCATTTATTATTAGATATACTGTTGTCTATACCGGTTACTGTAAATCCTACGTTATCAAAATACCTTTCCGGCAATAATCCTTTTGATACATTAAAAACATCTGTAATTCTTAATCCAGATATACCCATTATTTTAAAAGATAGAGAGATTGGTACTACTCCCGGGGCATTAGTATCAGCTTTTAATAATTCTCTTTTTAATAGTAAATTTGTTATAACTTGATGAGAAGGTACTAGCTCTTCTATAGATATATTACTAATAGTCCTATCTTTATTTAAAGTTCTTATATAGGTACCAATTGTTTTTACATTCTTTTTTAATTTTTTATTATCTTCTTTTGTAGAATCGATAAAATCCTCAGAATTTTTTGCATCTTTATCTAATTGTCTCTGAGGAACTATTCTATCTATAAAACTTTTATAAAATGATTGAAAATTAAATACATTTTCATTTAATGTAGAATTTCCAGCAGATGCTCCAATAGCAATCATGGTAGATAAGTTACTAGGTATTGAACTCTGTAAGGATATTTCAGTAGCTAAGCTTTTTAAGCCAAAAAGATCAAAATTATACTTTATTTCACCACGACCAGGTACTGTAGCTCTATCGGCAATAAAATATAACTGATCTCTAGCTTCTATAGAAAAGTTATTTATATTACCTAAACTTTTAGATATGTTATCTAAAATAGTTTTAATATAATCATATCCGTTTATATCAGCATTTTTATTATTTTCTAATAGATTTGCATATGTATTTTTTGCAAATACTACGTTAACTAATATATTAAGAACATCATTATTGTCGCCGTGTATTGTTCTATCTACTTGACTAGTACTTGCAAATGTAATATTAAATTTTCTATCTCTATTCTCAGATTTAGGTAGAAAACATACATCTATATTACTAGAAATGTGTTCATCAAAAGTAATGAACGGACTAACGTTTTTGTATTCGGTTTTCCTAATTTTTTTATCAACTGGATTATGTCTACCTGTATAAAAATTATAAATTTGTTTTCCGTCGTCTTTTAAGCAAAAACATAGGTTAACTAAATTTATAAGAGACCCTAAGGTTATATACTTAGAAGCACTTGAAGTAGTTGCTCCTTCAGCTGCTTTTGAGTTATCAATACTTAATATTACATAATTTCCTACAGTACCCCTTTGAGTTTCTATATCTTCACTGCGACCTGCTGCGCTTGGGTTATTTATTTCATCATATGTATCTGCTATAAGTCTATTGCCAGATGTAGCAGGAAAAAGATTAAGTATAGATTCTAAATATATGTTAAATAAATTAGTACTTCCTTCTCCTGTTAGTTTTTCTTCTTTTTCATTAGGCATTGGAGTAAATAAAGCAGACATTGATTCTGCTAATTCTCCGTAACCGACTATATCTATAGAGCAACTGTATGTACCATCAGCGTTAAAGCTCCATATATAGTTGCTTATTTTTCCAAAAAGAGCATCATAGTTAAAGAATTTTTCTCCTCTTGCTGCTTCTATAGCCTCTAATATTATTTTAGATCTATGAATACCGTCTTTATCATTACCAGCAGGTGTATCTATAAACCATTTATTATACGAACTAGCCATAACGGTATTCAACTTCCCCTTATTGTCAAGTATCATAGTATGTCCCCACTCTAAAAGTACAGAATAACCAGGAAGCATATAAAGTTTTTCGAATTTATCTAATTCCTCTAAACTATTAAGCTGAAATTCAATGGTAGCTTTTTTAATAGCTCCAAAAGTACCTTGTGATTTAATATCAGCATTTAATATACCGGCCATAGGTCTAAACCCAAGGTCCTTGCTAAATGTATAAGAGCTATTTTTTCCTGAAAATATTCCGTCTTTAGCTTTTTTATCTTTAGAATTATATACTCCTCCAAAGAGTACATTTTCTTCAGCGTCTAATTTAGAATTTTTTGCTTTCTCCTTAACACCAGATGAAAGTTTCACCCATCCGGTATTACTATTGAGAAATTGTAATTGAGAATCAGTTCGTCCAACTCTTGTACTAACTATTTCTTTTCTAGCATCTAATTGTGTACGCAACTCAAGGGAGAAATTGCTATAAATATTCGATTTATCTGACCATCCTAATGACATTACCTTGATGAATTAATTTCTTCATATAGTTTAAGAGCTTGGCCTGCATCTGCTGGAATTCTTAACTGCTCACCAGGTGTAGGGTTAAGTGAAGCTCTTTGATGGTTATTAGACGAAGCTATAATCCACCATAACGAAGAATCATTATAAAACTGTAGTGCTAATTTATCATACCTATCTCCTGCAGAAGCAATAATATAGATATCATTTTCTGTTTCAGGTATAGCAGGGTATACAGCATTAGTGTAATACCTCTTTCCTGTTGCATTTTTATATACATCTATTTTATTATATCTATTCATTATATTAAATTAAAACCTGATTGACCTTGGTCTAAAGAAAAGATATTCTCTTTTTTCTGGTTAGATAAAAAGTCTTTTACACTAGGTACAGGAGGTAAAGCGAAAGATTCTGAAGATCCTTGTTGTTTTGGTTGGAAAAGTTTTGCTACATCCTCTCTTTTAGTAGGACTATCTCCTGCTTTGAAAAACGGACTTACCTCACTATTAGTAGTATAATGGTATAGTCCAGTTTGAGGAGTGAAAGTGTGTATTGGAGTATAGCTCAATGCTACATTCAGAACCATAGGTAATTCCTGTACATCATTATCTTTATTTCTCTCTCCTGTTACAGGGTCGGGACTATTTAAAGCAATTTCAAAAGGATATGTATTATCCCATGATATATCAACTGAGTTTACGAAGCCTGGTAGTTGATAAAAGTAACTACCTAGTGTAAACTTAGTAAATGTACCTCTCATAAAACCATTAGAATATGTAGGTGCTGTAGTTGAAGCTAAATAGTTAAGTTTTTGGTATATAGGTTTTAGCTCATGTCTAGTCATAGCAGCAACTTTAAAGTTAACCTGTACACCTCTATTAAATGTATTGTAGTTATAAAAAGTTTCTCCTCTACCTACATAATTAAATTCATTCCAGCTACTGTTATAAGAATCTGAAAAATCATCTATCAAAGCTCTAAAGTATAAATTAACACTCTTTTCTGGAGTGATAACTTCAAACCTAAACTTTACCATATCCCTGGCTATACCGGGTGTTTGTGTTTTTTCGGAAAATCCTTGGTCTCCTTCTTTAAATCCTTCTATAGGGGGTAAAAAGTTTTTTCTGTCTATTTTATCGAATTGAGGAGCTTTTTCGTAAGGAGATTTTCTTTCAGAAGGTCTTCTACTTGATATATGTCCTAAATTTACCCTATTTTCTAAATTATAAGATTCTTTTTCTATTTGCTGTATAGATTTACTTCTAAATTCAAACGGTCTGCCGGATTCACCGAAGCTACCGTAGTTTGCATCTTTAGCTGATGTATTAGTCTGTAACCCTAAATCGGTTATGATCTGTTCTGTGCCTATACGTCTTCCTAAATCTCTAGGGTCTCCAACGGTTCCTCCTTCTTTTACTGTACCAGCATAAGATCTTCCTAAGTATCCTGCTCTTTCTCCAAATCCTTTTACAAAATGAGTTCCAGTTCCGTTTAATGGTACTTGAAGAAGAGTAGAACCTAATACTTTAGCGGTATTTAAAGTTCCTCCAACTAATTTACCAAGTAAAGTCTGTTTACCTTCTTGTTGAGCTTTTCCTTTAATACGAACTTGACTTAATCCTTTTTCGTTTGAAAGATAGTTTAACCCTTCAGGTCTAGTCATAAGTGCAGCTATTCTAGCTAGATCATCTCCTCTTTTTCCAAATTCAGTAAACTCATTTCCTTGTTCACTAATACCAGTAGGTATTTTTTTTTGGATAATAGGACCTCGGCCAGAACTATAGCTACTATACTTTAGCTGGTTTAATTGTGTGCCTTCTATGTAGTTTTTAAGTATCGGCACTATTCAGGTTTGTTGTCTATATACTTAGATGGTGTTTTAGCATCTATATCTAAGTTACTTATGCTAAGTGACTGTAGGTTATGTAATTTAGAATTAGGAGAAGCTCCTGCTCTTTTTGCTGGTGTGGTACCTTTTAATCCTAAAATAGATTGTGTTAATTGATTTTTTAATATTCCCATAATTTTTTATTTATAAATAGTTTTATTTGTAGCTTGTTACTATTGCTTTCTGTACTACATTATTTGAATTGATATTTAATACTGTACTCTTTTTCATTTCATTTACTAATGCTTTCATATCAGAAGCCATTTCTTTTATACTGCTATCATTAGAAGCTAAACTAGTCCCGCCTACTAAGGCAAAACTATCTTTTTTATCAGTCTTTAAAACAAAATCTTGAGCTACTGCATCAGGTTCTTTATCTACTGAGCTTATTGAACTACCTAACAACCCACCTCCTACGGCTCCTCCTATACCGGCTAATGCCATTGCCCCTAATGCAGGGAGTACATTTGTTCCGGCTGTTGCAATAGTAATTGATACTGCTATTGCTGCTGCAACTCCTGCTAGGGCTCCCATAATAGACAGTACTGTTGTTAGGTTATTACCTAATATAGAAAATAAATTAGAAACTTTTTCCATAGCTAGATTAAACTTCTGTTGAGCATCTAATCGCATCATTGCTGCTTTAGCTTGTGCATCACTTCCAGATTGTCTTAAAAGATTGTTTGCTTCTTCAGTTTTACCTTCGGCTCTTAATGCTTTTACTCTATCGTTTATTTGTTTTTTAGTTTCTCTACCTAACAGAGTTAAATTTTTCTGCTGTAAAAGCATATCAGCCATTTCATCAGATGACATTCCAGCTGCTTTAGCAAGTGCATCTTGTTGTATTATATTAAGATTATTAAAATCATCTATGGTACCAACTTGTTTAACTATTTCAGCTGTAGCTTCTACATATTTACCTTGCAAAGCTAATGCTCTCGCGTTTTCTAAGTTAAGTTGTTTACCTATTAATAATTCAGCTTCTAATTCATTAGTTAGAGAACTTTCAAAGTCTAGTAAACTACCAGATATATCTCTAGTTTTAGATAACTCTAATCCTAGTCTTCTTGCTTGAACTACTGCTTGTCCAATTAATCTAGGGTTATTTTTATATTGAGAGGCTATCTGTCCACTAGTATTAGCTACCTCTTCGGTTACATCTCTTATATCAAACTGAATGCCTTGTTGTCGCATTAACTCTTGGGTAGAACCAATGATTGCATCTAACCCGTCTTCTGCATTTTCTCCGTTTACCCTTGAAAGATTAGCTAATTTACCAGCAGTCTCTGCTTGTACACCCATTCTGCCAACAAGTCTAGTCTGTGCTTTTAATTCATCCATTCGGAATCCTCTAGTAGCTCCAGCTGATTTAGCAAGTTCTCCTTGAGCTGCTGCTAACCTCTCTGTAGTCATTACTAAATCACTAGAAAGAGCTGAGCTCGAATATAGTTCACTTCTAAATGCTTCAGCTTCTTCTCGGCTGACAGCCATTGACTTTCCTAATTCTGTTAATTGTTTACTAGCTTCAAAGAATATTTTTGTTAAAAATGCAATTCCAGTAACTGCTACAGTTATTGGTCCAAATGATTTTAAAAGTCCTTCTCCACCAGCTTTAAGTATTTCCATACTATCATCTGAAGTTTCAGCAACTTCTCTAGCAGCTTTTTCAGCTTCTTTAAATGGACCAGCAAATTGTCTAAGACCGGGTATTGCGCTAACTAAATCTGCTGCTGCAGTAAATCCTCTTACTTTCTTATCTATTTCTATTTCAGCATCTAATCTTTGTTGGGTTTTACCTAAAATATCATTTAATACACTATCTTGATCATAGTAACTAGACAAAATAGCTTTTTGTTCATTAGATAAATGATCTGTAGACTGTATAAGGTCAAGTAATTGATCTCGTTGTATAGCCGTAAGTTTGTTTACTCCACCGAATTCGTTAGCTAAATCTGAAATTTGATCTACTTCTTCTTTTGCAAACTTTGTTAAGTCTTTTCCTGCTTTGATTTCTTCTCCTTTTCTCTCTATTAACTTTGCATTTTTCTTAACTCTCTCTTGTAAATTCTTAAGCTGTTTTGAATTAAGTCTCTCAATTTCTAACTCGTCATTTCTAAGTTTGTTTGCATCAGCAGTAATAGATCTAAAAGCTTTACGGACACCTGTCATAGGTCCGACCTGGTTTTTAATTTCAGATGTAATACCTTTTATACGGTCGTATAAATCAGAAGCTGAGCCTACCATTTCAGCTAATTCTGACCTAGCAGATTTAATATCACCGGGTAGACTTTTTAACTGTTTTAAAGTTTCACTATCAGAAAGTCGAAGAGGCTCTTTGTTCATTTTTCTCCTTAGAGAATTGAGCTCGTTCAACAGCTTTTGACCTTCTTTTAAATTTTTTAATTCTTCTTTATTCAAAGTATGTAGTTATTATAATAATAAATAGGAAAGGCCACTACTTTTTTGAAGCATTAGTCTTAAAAGCTGGTTTAATGTTTGGTTTGTTTATTTTAGGAGTACTGCTTTTGGTTTTATTACTAGCTTTATCATACTCCTCTTTTTCCTTTTGATAATGTTCAAGGATGCTTTGGTAGGTAAATTTTCTCAACCAAATAGGCATATTATATACGTCACCCCAAGAGTATCCTCCCTTGCCGTGAAAAACTATTTGATGAATAATATTAAATATATTGGATCTAGAACTTACTGTCAGGCCAAAAAAACCCTACCGTTATAGGTAGGTCGACTCCCTCCTCAAAGCCTTCTGGGTAAACCGTCAAATCGACATCAGGGTTTACTTTTTTGTACTCCTCTCTTATTGCTCTTGCATCTTTTGCAAGAAGGTAGTTATCAACAAATTCTCTTATATCTTTATTTTCGGTTGACCCGTTAACTGAAGTTATAATGTGCTTAAGCCTTGTAGTACTAGTTGTTATATTGTCTTTATTTAGTTTTTGTAGACCTTTTATTTCTCTTTCAATTTCTTTTTCGTCCTTATGGTTAAGAAGTTTGAAAGTTATAGAATTATCTGTATTAGGTAATTTAAAACTGAATTCGTTTTGGCCTTTTGTTACAGAAGTTGCATCAATTTCATTATTACTTAACTCTGTAAGATCAATTGTAGCCTGCCTACCGTTTATGTCTACCTCGTAGTCTTTACCGTAGGCTAAAATACGAGCAGCTATCATAATAGCATTTTTATCGCCACTTAATAGTATATTATAGTTAACTCCTTCTGTAACGATTAAGGACTGTAGTAACTTATCTATAACAACACCTTTTTGTATGTAGTTTTGATTAGTTAAAATATCTTCTTCCCTAGCCGTCATATATTTCATCTCTATTACACCTGAAGATAAAGGAGAGCTTTCAGGATAAAATAAGCCTTTTGAAGGAAGTTCTACTGTTTCAGTAGGTAATTTAAATTTTGGTTCCATAAATTTTATTTTAGTATAACTTGTCTTTATATAAATATACGATTAAAAACTTTATAAACAAACAAAAAACCCGACTAAATGCCGGGTTCTTAAATATGTGTAATATAGTATTAGTAGTTTAGTATACAGTAGTCCATTGATACAGTCATTGATAAATCTACTACTTCTGAACTTGCCCAATCAAAATTACCAAAGTTAGCAGTTTGTATAAACGCTCCTTTAATAACCCACTCTCCTACTATATCACCTACAGGTCCTAAAATGTTTAATGTTAAATCTTTTTTATAGAAATCTGAATAACCAGCTCTTCCGGTTACTGATTCGTAAGATAATCTTGCCCACTCCATTACTGCTTGTGCTCCAGATGGTGTAATTGGGTCATATAGTGTTAAATCCATATCTTGCCATTCTCTTTTCCCACGTATTTTTCTGTACGTGTTAATGTGGTCAAGTTTTATGACTTCATCTGTAAAGCTTGGAGCTGCTACGTTCTTAACCATGAAGGATGGAATACCATCTATGAATAGGACGAATCTGTTTTGTACTTTCGGTTCGAAAGCTTTAAACATTATTTCATTTGGGTCTAATACTGCCATTTTATACTTTTAATTATTTATTATAAATATCTACTTTAAAATTTATGCTCCAAATGTTGCACCTGTTGGCTCAACTGTGAAGTCTAGTACAATAAATTCTGCTGTCTTAGCTGGTTGTATAAAGATTTGACCTACTAATTGGTTTCTATCTACTATATCAGCCGTGTTGTTGCTATCATCCATTACTACTCTATAAGCATAAAGACCCTGTCTCTGTACTACTGTATCTAAGTACGGGTTAACAGCTGCTAAGAATTTATTTCTTGTATTTACTGTATTTTGTTCGAATACTAAATTCTGTGCTTGATTACCAACAAACTCTTTAAGTTCGATTAATAATCTTCTTACATTTACTCTATCTAGAGCTGAAGATTTAGTTTGTAAAGTCTTTTGACCAAATACTGCGATACCTGTTCCAGGGAAAGTTGCTATTGGATTAACTTTAGAGTCGTATAAACTATCTCTTTGTATTCTTGATAATCTTCTTTCTGCTTGTATAACTCCTGCAAGTCCTCCTCTTACTAATCCTGCTGGTGCAAACCATGGAGCTGAAGCTCCGTCTGTAAATGCATATACTCCAGGAATAAATACTGAAGCTGGTGCCCATACATTCTTACCTGTTGCAGACTGAGTCTGTAACCAAGGCCAGTATGAAGCTGCATATGAAGAGTTTAATGTATCTGCTTGACCAGTAATATTTGATACTGTTCCTCCGTGTCCATAAAGATCTGCAACAAAAATACAATCACCTCTACTCTCTGCTAGATCGATTAAAGATCCTATTTTAGAAGTGTGGTTGTTATTATTTAACCCTGGTGCAGTAATTACGTTAAACCTATAATCATCTGCGTTATTTAATAAAGTTATTACTTTAGTATAACACCCTTCAGTTAAACCTTGTGATCTTACAGCGGCTGCATCATAATAATTGTCTCCTCCAACTACGTTAGCACCTGATCCACTTTCAAAAGATCCTGATTCATTGATTGGTAAAGAACCTGTAAGACTACCTAGTCTTCTAGCTCCATCGTTACCAATATAATTAATAGTAGGTGAATTAACTGCACTTACTCTTATATATTTAGATCTATTAACATACTCTCCAGTTACAGTAACATTGTCTCCTGCTCCTGAAATTGCTTCTACCTGGTTACCTACTACTTTTTCAATGTAGTTAGGTGAATTGGGATCTAAGCTTAAGTTATTAAAAGTCTCTAATACGATTTTATTCTTAAGGTTATCATCTCCTCTACGTACTGATAAAGTAAATGTTCCTTTTGCTTCGTTTTTATTTGAAATCTCCCATCTCAAATTATCAGCGCTTCCATTCACTAAAGAACTATCTGAATTTTGGCTTCCAGAGCTATTGTAAATTGCTCCTTTACCTATAGTTTCTAATTGGAAAGGCTGTACTGATAAATTTTCAGAAGATGAAATATGAGTACTAGTAGCTGCAGCAAATGAACCTGTAACTACTCTAGCAACTAATAAAGAATTTCCTCCTTGAGAAAAGTAATTTTTAGCTGCAATAGAAGTAAAAAATTCTTGTTTAGAAGAAGCTGATTCAAAAGTTTCTCCGAATACTCTTACATACTCATTATAAGATGTAACAGTTGTTGGTATTTCTACCGGGCCTTTTACTGTAGGACCTATTACACAAGCTCCGACTTCTGCGGGTGCTGGGGAGATAAAAGAGATGTCGTTTTCTCTTTGAAATACACCTGGGGAGATTATAGTTTCTGCCATGTTTGGTTAAATTAGATTATGTCTATTAATAAATATATTGTCAATTTCCAAAAACTCTTGTAAAGTGAGTATTTGTCTTCTTATATAAATAGATACTAAAAGTCTAAAATTATTTTGGGACAAAAGTACCTTTTAGTGGATTAATAGAACCTTCACCGTATTTTTTTTGTAGACTATCTGCTAGAGCTTTATTTTGAATTTCAGTTTCTTTATTAAATATATCAATCCGCTGTATCTCTTTATTAATATATAGTTCAAATTTTGCTATTTCAAGTAATGTAATTTCACTTATCTCATTGACAACACTAGCTGATAGAAGTTTTTTAGTTTGCTCTATTTTATACCTAGCAATTTTTATTTGCTCATCTTTTACATAGCTATATCTTCCTTCTATAATTTTAACATTATTTAGTTCTTGTTGTGTAAGTTTTTTTGCTCTTTTTACTGCCATTGTTTATTGTTAGGTAATTTTAAGTTAATATCTTGTATTAATTCTATATTATAATATTCAAATAATTTACTCCATAGTAAACTACCTTCATATTCTTTAGCTATCCAATACTGAAGTTTTTCATCTAATCTTATAGCTTCTTTCATAAATCCTTTATGATAACTTCTTGTTCCATTATCTTGAAACATTTTATCAATAACGTATGGGTAACAAGTAAAAACTCTTTCATCTATAGCTTTGTAATGAATATAACCGTAAACACATTCTTCTTTTGTAATTTCATTTAATAAAGGTTGATTTTGAAGATATGCTTTTCTGAAACTATTTTTCATATCTTCTTTATATGTAATAACGTCTGTATCTAAATCTGGTTTTAATTTAACTATAGATTTGTATTTATATGGGTCTTTGATTAGGTTAGTTGCATACCAAGTAGACTGTAAGTAAGATATTCTCTTTCTTTCATGTTCAGGTTTAGTAAATAAAAAGGTTGTTTCATTACAGTATTTTTTATATCTATCTAATTTTTTAATCCATCTACTATTCTCTTTTGTTTGCCAAGAATGAACAAATAAATCAGTATCTTTATCTAAAAAAGGAATAATATTATCAGATAGTCCATATAAAAACCCAGATATAAAAACTGCTTTATTCATAATTAATAATATAATCGCTGCATACTCCTAACCTACCTTCTATATTGTCTTTGTTTATTTCAGGTAATACTGCAATACTGTTTTTAATCTCTACTCCTATATTCGACCACATATACCCTTGAGAAGTAATTATTACATCATCAGTATCATGCCAAAAGTAATTAAAGTATACCCCACCTCTATCTATTTCCAGTAGTTTAGATAGAGCTTCATAATTTTTACAATGTATCCATAGTTTTCTATAATAAGTTGTAATAAATTCAAATGGTATTTCATATTGAGGTTCATCATGACCAAGTATAAACTTATCGTTCACAAACCAAAAATCAACCTCACAATCATATCCCCTATTAATAGCAGCAGAGATATAGGAAGGTTTATTTTCCTTGTCTGTGTTAGGTCCGTCTATATTACCTCTGTGTGATATTAAAATCATATTACTGTTTTTGTAAAATTAACATCGTATTCCGAAACATTAAGAGTAAGTTGAGATATACTCTCGGTTCTAATATATTCAGCCATATATTTAGAAAATACTAGAGTATCGTAACTTAAAGGGTGGCCGCTTTTATGTTCTGGTGCATAAAGTCTAATAAAATCTGACCAGCTATATAGTTTATCTTTAGGAAATCCAAAATTAAAAAAGTCAAATTCATTTTTATACTTTTCTTTGGTTGGAGTAAAAATTTCAGATAAGTTACAAAGTTTGGATCTGTGAAAAGACTGAAATACGATTACTTTGCAGTTTGAATATTTTCCAAAACTGTGTAGCATATTTAGATCCTGCATTAATTCAGATAAGGCGAGATTTTCATTCCATAAATACTTATATATATCGTCTTGAAGCTTATTAAATTTACTGGGAGATATGTACTTAAGTAAATTTTCTTTATATGCTTGTGTATGTGTGTTTTTATCACGGGGACTAATGGAATGGTAATCATCTTTATAGGGGTACTGTATTGGTCTTCTAGCAAAATCAGTTAAACCTAGGATTACTAATGATCTTTTTTTACTTCCTCTTTTGTTTTTGATATAATTGTAAGCTGTTCTAATAATGTATGAGTTATTTTCTCCAGCCTTAGCTTTATTAATTAAGGGAATATTTAAAGCTTCTGATAATAACTTTGGAAAACTACGTTGTTTTGGGTTCTGAAAAGCTGATCTATGTCTTTTTCGAAACTCCGGTCTTGGTAGATATTCATATTCGTCATGGTCATATGCACCAGTAAGAAAGCTACACCCTGATGTAAATAATTCGCTATACATTTTCTAAAAAATAATTTAAATCTTCAGGTGTACCTAATCCCCACATATTCTCTACATTAAATATTCTTATTTCTTTATTATCTTTAATTGCTTGATTAAATACTGGGCATACATAAAATTCATTGTTAACTCTAATATCTTCTTCAATCATTTCTTCTGCATATTTAACAAAATCAGATCCTTTTTTCCAGTAGTAGAATCCAACAGTTGCAGTATCAGATATAGGGTTTTTTTCTGCCACTTCAGTAACAAGTCCTTCTTCGTTAACTTTAGCGAACGACCATTTAGGGTGTGTTGCTTTAAATGTTACTATCCCACCATCTGCTTCAGTTTCATTCATTTTATATAAAAACTCATTACTATCCCATTCTACAAACTGATCTGAGTTTGCAAAGAATAATGGGTTATCGTTATTTATACATTCTTTAGCAAGCAATGCTGTACAAGCTGCTCCTTGTGTTACTCCTTCAACCTCGACTATCTTACAGTTCGGGGTTATTAAATTTAATAGCGTATCTAAGTTGTACTTTTTTCTATGTGCTTTTTGAACTACGTATACAAAATTAGCTTTTATATTTAGGTTATCGGTTACTACTTGAATCATAGGTTTACCTTTAACGTCTATAAGCGGTTTAGGGAAAGTATACCCAGCTTGTTCAAATCTACTTCCAGCTCCAGCCATTGGAATTAAAACAGTCAAGTTGTCGTCTCTCCAAGCAGGTGTTGCTTGTTTCTCTCCGTTATCTACTGTGTCTATTTTATTCATAATATTATTATATGTTACCTCTTTAGGATTCTTTACTCTTAAAATATACGATTTACTTCTCGCGGCAGCAAGTAATCCATAAGGAGAATCTTCAACTATTAAAGTTTCTTCTGGTAACATACTCATAGTAGAGATGGCTTTCCAATACATTTCTGGATGTGGTTTACTGTTTGTGACATCTTCGTTAGATATAATAAGGTCTAAATATTCGATTAATCCTAATTTAGCCAGTACAGTAAGTACTGTTCTTCTTATAGAATTAGAGCAAACAGCTAATTTAAATCCGTCTTTATGTAATAATTGCATGGTAGCAATTAAATTTTCATCTGGTTGTAGGTCTGCTAGTTTTTTTAAAGTAATCTGTTGCTTTTTATTCCATACATCTTTATGTACTTCTGATGGTAGACCTTTTTCTTTGGTCAACAAATCTAGTTTTTGAAAAGTTTTGAGTCCATCGTATGTATTAAGGTGTTCAGCCCAATCTATTCTATAACCTGGGTTAATAGATGTCAATGCTTCGTTAAGAGCATCAAAGTGTATATTTTTTGCTTCTACTAAAACTCCATCTAAATCAAATATAATTAATTTTATAGCACTCATAATGTTTGTATATAGTTGTAAAGGTACTTAGCCCACGCTTGATGAGCAATATCTTTAGGGTGTGAAGTTGCAAAGTACTCACTATCACTCCAGTCGCTCAAATCATACTTTTGAAAAATATATTCTTTAAAATGAGATTGAGTTAAACTACAATTAACCCATTTACTTTTATCTACTAATTTATTTAAATATAATTTATCAAAATAGTCGAATTTGTCAAAACTATTAAAAAATAAAAAATTTATCTTTTTAAGATTAAGGTAGTTTTGTAAAGTAAGGATGCTATGTAAAAAAGTTTCTTCTATTCTTTTTTCCAACTTATAAATTTTGTCTGCATAGTCGCTTATAAAAGTAGGTCTATTTTGTGCTAGCTTTAATTCATCATCCTTGTGTATGTACGCTGGTAGTCTAAGTTTTGAGGACCATCCAATTATAACAAATATATCTTTTTTACCTTGACTTAATAACCATTCTACAGAATTGATAGTTCTAAAAGTAATAGTTGTATTATCATCACCGTTTCTTCCAGCATTCCATGTTTCAACCCCCAGCCTTTTACCTAAACTCTTAGGCCAAACCGGACTGTTATAGAATTTATAAATCTGTCTAGATTGATAAGCTTTAGGATATTGCATATCACCAAAAGAAGGCACAATATCATACCAGTCTAAATTTTTTGTTGCTTCCCAATTTATTGTCTGAGCTGGATTATCTCCTTGTGTCCAGCTATCTCCGTTTGTAAGTAATATCATTTAAATCTTCCTCTGTAATAATCGTGATTAAATATTTGCTGCTCACTAAACTCATTTAACTCCAAATACTGGTCTTCTTTACTAAGCCTACTAAATCGCTTAATTTCGGACATCATTTTAGGGGTAACAGATACCTTTCCGTCTCTTGTTTCGTCTATGTTTAAGACTGTAAAATGTCTTTCAAGTACATCTATACCTTGAAATATTGCTAATTTAGATGATATTAAATTATCTTCATGAGGATTACTGTGATCACTTAAACCTACATTCTGTACTCCCAGTTCGTTACGAAAATATTCTATATTTTGTAAATTAAGTTTGTCTAAAGGAGTAGGGTACACACATGTACATTGAAGCATATAGTATTCGATACCCATTTCATTTAAATTTTTTATAGTCTTTTTTATTTCTTCTAAAGTTAAACTAGAAGTAGAAAAGAATAATTTTTTAAAATTAAAATTTTTAAGCTTTTTACCGTAATCAAAAGCAGGAATCGAATAACCAGATAACTTAAGATTATCATAACCTAAATCGTTAAATCTAGGTGCATGTTGAGGAACAAAAACAGTAGTCATAGACTCAACTCCATATTCCATACATTTCATAATAAAAAATTCCTCGTCTTGCTTACTTAACTCTAAACTTTGTAGTCTTTCTAACTCTGGTTCATATGGTCTATATTCTTCGTACTGCTCTCTATATGTAAACGTACTAGCTTTTATTGACTGTATTTTAACTATATCACTACATACTGCTGCAGATTTAATCATTTTCTCCAATAAGTTTTTATCACCATTGTGATTTTGACATAATTCAGATATTATTTTCATACTCAATTATTTTTTTTGCTAGTATTTGGTTAGAATACGGTGATGGATGTCCTCCACATAGATATACTCCATATGGTGGTTTATTACTCTTTAATGTATTATCTATTTTATGTTGGTCAAACTGACCTGATGAGTCAATTTCTTTCCAAATTGAATGATACCAACAGTCTTCTGCTTCAGGTTTATGTTTATAGTGTACTCCTATATCGTCTCTACGCAAAGGTGTATCTTTCTCATTGTCTATATTAAAAGACATATAGTTTATTTCATCAGTAATTTTACTTATGTCATTTGTAAGGCTATTAAAAAAAATTCTCTTATAATTATGTTTAGATAAAAAAGAATCAAATAGTATAATATTTTGACATAGTTTTTTTCTTTCTTGCTCAAAATCAAACATATATTTTGTTTTTATTTCAACATAGTTTTCTAAAAGTTGAAAATTACTTTCAGGACCAGTGATTCTTTCAGCTCTATACTTAAGTGTTTCTTTAAATTTACTAGATGATTTTTCTGGGAAGTCAAATAAGTGCAAATCCCAGTACTTTTTAGTATAGTTGCTCCAAATTCGTTCTCTACTTAGACCAGATGTGGCTATAATAAAAAGGGGATTTTTAAATTGTTTGTTGTTTCTAATCCAATCGTAACCGGAACCTATAATAGATTCGTTACCGTACCCAGGTTTAGCTAAATTAATTTCTTGACACTCATAATGTTGGCTTAAAAGTTTGCTAGCTCGATGTCTGTCCCCAGCAAACGTCCCATCAGAGTGTACTATATTAGAACCGGCTATAAAACTGCAACCAAGTGCAACAATACAATCATACTTCATAGTCTGTTATCATTTTATAATTTAAATTCCTCATAAAGTTAACTTGACCTGATCTTCCTTCTATCCAGAAAGGAATTGTTTTATTAAACCTAGTCATTATTAAATGTAAGTTATCTATAGCACTAGATCTTTTACCGTTATCTAAAATATATGAATCATAATCTGGGCCGTCGACTATAAAAAAATCTACATCTTGTACGTCCTTTAAAGGGTGAATATATCTAATTATTACTGTTTCTGGAAGTATTACTTCTATGTTTACTAACTTTATACTGTTTTTTGTATTCCATCCTTGTTTATTAGAAAAATTGTAAAATTTAGGATTATCTTCATATGCTGTTATTTTACCGCCGTAGTTTAATTCATCCAGTAATTGATTTATAAAGTAAGTGCTTTCTCCGCCTCCGTATTCTACAATATGCATAGGTCTATTTTCTATTATATAGTCAAATGCAGGTTTATACTTATCAAATTCTTTCCAATTCATAATATTTTTTTTACTATTCTTTTATATGCCTTTTCTTGAGCTTCTACTGCTGTTCCTCCAATATGAGGGGTAATAAAAATTCGATTATCGTGTTGAGTTTTAAGTATAGTTGCTTTTGAAGTATGCTCTTCTTTTATAACATCAGTTGCGTAACCTAAAACTTTACCGTCGTATATCATATTAACTATATCTTCTTCATTAACTACTTCGCCACGACTAGTATTAACAATATAGATATTTTTATTGAATTTTCCAACAAATTTCTTATTAATATAGTCTATGTTTGCATCTCTATAGTCGATATTGATAGATAAAAAATCAGTATCACTAAAAAACTTATCGTCTATAAAGTCTATATCCGCTTTCAGTATACCTTTAAACAAAGGCTTAGCTATTTCTTCTAATATTTTACCTAATCTTCCATATCCTAGTATTCCTAAAGACTTTTCTTTTAGTTCTACTATGTTACCTACTTGTCTAGGTATTGATAAACATAAAAATAAATTATGCTCTGCTGTAGAGTATATTTCTTTTAATATACTATCATTCTTTATAGTTATAACTGGTATAGAGACGTTTATATGATTGTCTCCGGTAGATGGTGAAAGGATTCCTTTAATGTTTGTACCTTCTATATCTTTCTGTTCTATAACATATTTTAAGTAGTTGGGAGCTG